AAGCGAGCCAGCCCGGAACAAGGGGAACGAGCGATAAGTCTGCATCACCGCATAGGTAGATGTCGCCGTGCTTGAGCCACCGTTCAGCGTCGTGAAGCCAGAGCCGAAGGTCTGGGTCATCGTGCTGGTGGTAACTTTCCAGTTATTCGTGTTTTGGGCGGTGTAGTCGAACACATCGTAAAACAGCATCGTATCCATGCCGACGCTCAGGCGAGAGTCAGGGGATACGCCGGGAATCGAGTTGAACACCGAACCCGTTACCGCACCCGCATCCTGTTGGTAGGCGTTTAGAACGAAACCGGCTTGGTTCACGTTCTTCGGATTCTGAACAAGGATACCCTTGCTAGTCGCATCGACTACGTTGTTATTGGTGCCATCAGTTAATTGTACGGCCATGATTTATCCTTTAATTCCAGACCCAACCGACGTTATACACACCGACGGCAGTTCTCAAAGCGGGTTTAACTACAATCGTGAATCCAGTGCCAGGAATGATATTTGTGGCATAAACGGTCATCTGCTCCACCCACGCTGAATCGTCATTAAACGATCCCACAGTTTCATTCGCGCGTGCCCATGCCTCCACCAGATTGGTCGAGGTTAAGGCAGATTGCCCAGTGATAACGGCCGTTGCTTCCATCGCACCAGAACCAAAATTGACCGTGGTTGATCCTTGGGTGGCCATTACACACCAAACTCAGTAATCGTCCAGCTAGTCACAGCACAGGTCTGGCCGCTGGCAATCGTTGTCGTGGTCAAGTTCATGTCAGAGCCGGACGTACCGCAAAGCCCTTGAATCACCGCGTTAGTCGTGGTGGCAGAGGATGGATATACCCGAAAGTAACCTGCGGTGCCACTAGCAGAAGCAGTCGCATTGGCAATCGCCGAGACAGTCAGCACACCGCTAGACGCAGTGCCGAACCCAGAAGCATTACCAGCGAAGGTGACGAGCAAGGTGCCGGTATCGGCCGTGCCACAGTTGGTGGGAGGTGAACCGGTGAAAATCTTGATCACGGCACTAGTGCCGATGTCGGTGGCAAGCTGAGTTGCCTTATTGGTGCGGTCAGTAACCGAATATTGCAGAGCCATTAGTTATACTCCTGAATAGCAAGTGTCGATGCGGCAGAAGCAATTGCGTGTATCGCACCGTTATAGAAGGTAAAAGTATCCATTACCCATGTTCCGTTAGGCGTTAGCGTAATCCCGCCATTTAATATCGCCGTCGCCCCGCAGCCAAAGTTAACGTTAACAGAACCAAGATTCATAATAATCAGACCGGTTCTTGATGAATTTGCAGATACAACTACAGAATCCGAAGTGCTAACACTCGCCGTTGCTGGCGATAATGGGGTTATAACCTGCTTTGCCTGTACCGGCAAGGGCGTACTAGCGGAGACACCAGTAAGCACACCAGAGACGCCAAAGCCCAAATAATCGGCGCTAGTGGGAACTGAGGAGCCAGTTAACCCGGCCGCAGCATTGCCCCCACCTCCACCTCCACCCCCGCTCGTAAGCAGGTTGCCAGAGGAATCGGCCAGCATGGGAACATAAGATAGCGTAGACGATTGCCACAGCATCGGGGCCGTGTATGGTTCTGCCGTGGTACCTTTTGTCTCTTGATACCCAATCGTTGCGCCAGTCTTAGGATTAAGATAGCTCATTGCCCACCAGACAGGATCCAGCCTGCGTCACGCTTGGCCTTTTGCAGCATCGAGGGATCGAAGAAGGCAGGCGTTTGTGGCCGAGAATTGGTGCGCTTGATCAGCTTTTTGGCCTCCGCCAATTGCCGCTCGATCATGTTCACCAGCTCAGGATTGCTCTTGCCGAATTCCGGCATCAGCTTTTGAGCCAAGCCCCAATGAAGCAAAGCCTGGTAGCCCTGCGGCAGCGTTATCGTGTCGTATAGCGTGTTGAAATTGTTTAGTACCGTGTCACAGTACATATGCAGCTCACCCTGAGACGGGTTAGGCCATACGTTAATGACGCCTAGCGGTTCTGTGGGTTGGTAATAAAGCGCGCGAGGCCACGGCCCCGGCAGCGTCTTAATCCCAATGCCCTGATATTCTTCGTAACTTAGAATAGCCACCGGATAATCAAGAGTCCCAGTAGCGCTGTTAACAATCCGAACAATGGCGCTGCTAATTCTAAGGGGGCGCGGAGCGTAGGTCGTGATCGTCCCGCTAGTGATAGTATTAGGTAGATTGAGATAATAAGTGCCAATAGAGCCACTTGTATTACCTCCAATGCCCGTGCCGATGCTAGTAATAGCTGTTCCGGCCGTGAGCGTACCCGTACCTGTGCTGGACTGGATGATCTGGCCCACCGACAGCCCCCCCGAAGTGGGAGTAGCCGTGGTGGTCAGAACATTACCGCTAATTGAACCAGTTACAGTCGCCCCAGTGTTTCCATTAGGGCCAATGGTGTAAATATACTGCCCCCCAACCAGCTCTAAAATCACCTCTTGCTGCGTGTAGATCAACTGATGGTCATTTGACCATTGATCCAGCATCTCGTTTAGTAGGTTAAAGCAGTCGGTGGCCGTCGATGAATCTGGCGTTTCCCCGCTTGCTAAAGCCCCTATCGAGCGTAGGGCAGAGGTGATTGTGTTGAACGGTTGGAATGCCATTATTTACCCTCTATAAACTGTTCAACTTTTCCCACTTCCGCTTCTACCTTCGCAACAACCTCTTCCACTTTGGCTTCGGCCTCATGAGCGACATTCTCTAATGCTGCCAGAGGATGCGGCCCATTGGTTTGCCAGTGGATAAATGCTTGGTAAGCGGCATTCGTAATATCTCGCGGGACTATGCTGCCCAACAAGTTGCGAATGGTTCCCTGTGCGTCAATTGTAAACATAAACCTCTCCTAGTGGGTGGTCTCTTCACCGGGGCAGACGTACACATCGGCCGTTGCTGAAGAAACAGCAGTCCACATGGTTATGTATGAATTGGCAGGTATAGAAATATAATCCGGCGGGGCACCGTAATAAGTGCTCGCGGCCAAAGCGAAACTAATCACCCCAGCCGTTTGCGTACCTACGTTTAAATCCCCACCAGATCCAGCGATAGCCGCAGCCTGTGCCGAGGTTGGCGCATATGCCAAATGAACGTCCGTGCTAGTCGAGCCGTCGAAAATAACGGTGCGAATAACCATCTGTCCTTGGGCATTTTGCCAACCATTGGGCGCAGTCAATTGCACGGGAGTGCTTGGCGTATTCGTCAAGTTCAAGTGCAACTGCCCACCAGTCGGTCTAAAGAAACTCATTTTAAGCCGCCGATGTCGGGATAAACGCTGGATTTTCCGGCCGGATCCATTCCAGAAGCCAAACAGTCGGAGGTGTCAGAGCGCCAGCCGTTGCGTTCACCCAAGTGACAGCAACAGTATTGGCGGCGCTAACCCGCCAGTTGGTATAAGAAAGGCCGGTGGTCATTGCAGCAGGTGTAATTGCGCCAGAAATAACGTCCCCAACCTGCAGGCCGTTAATTGTGGCAGTTAGTTCGGCAGTACTCGTTGCGCCAACCGTACCAGACCAAGTTACAGTCGGGTTGATCAGCGCATCAAATAGTAGATTGCCGCGTTGTAGCGTGGTACTTGGCATTTTATCTCCTATGCAGCTGAAGTCGGAAGCTGCGCGATAGAAACTTCTGGACGGCTAACGAGCAGATAATAAATACCAGCGGCAGGTGTTAATGCCCCGGCGGTGCTGTTGCTGAATCCGATTTGAAGCGTATTAACTGCCGACACTCGATTGTTAATAATCCCAATGCCCGTCGTCTGGGCTGCGGGAGTATAAGCATTCGTGCCGAAGTAATACACATCGACGAAATCAGAAACCTGCAAACCGGGAACAGTAAACGACTGCTCGGTTGTAGTGGCTCCACCGCAAGAAGTCGGCGTAATCGTAAGCGCAACCGCCCACGAATACAGCAAATTCCCACGGCTTGGTATCGTTCCTGGCATTCTTTGCTCCTAAAAAACCCCTTCCCCGAAGGGAAGGGAAAGACCTACGGAGGAAACGATTAAGTCTGCACGTCGTAGCCGTAAACGAGAACGTCAGTCTGACCGCCAGAGACGGTCGTACCTACGTTGACGTAAAGCTGCGGAGCGGAGACAACGGCATTTGCAACCGAGGTCGCGCGTACATAAGCAAACGTGGCGGTGGTCTGCCCAGTCAATGCCGCCGTAGCGTGAACAGTGCTGCCGCCTTGAGCAGGAGCCGAATAGACCCCAACCGTTGCGGTAGCAATGTTTGGCTGAGTGCCGGTGCTGTTAGTGGTAACGATAACCGCAGGCACAAAAGCACCCGTGGTGATAACGTTCATGGGAGTGTCACCGGCAGCGGCAACGCTCACGCCCTTGGCATAAGCCACGAGACGATAAGCATTTTGCTGGTCGATAACATAGTTCGCGGTGGTAGTAGTCGCGGGGCCGGGATTAGACATTTACATTTCCCCTTTCATTAGGAAGCAATACGGCAGCCGAGTTCTTGATACAGCGGTGCCCAGCCATACAAGATTTCGATACGAGTCGGCAGCGCATCATTGTTGATGGTGTACTGACGAACAATACGCAAGCTCAAACCAGTTTCCTCATCCGAAGCACGGCCAGCAAAATCGACCCCTTCAGGCACCGGAAGATCAGCCACCGCCAATGTGTACGCATTACGATGGAACATGATGTTCTGAGGAGACAACGTACCGGCTGCGCTCGTACCAACCGACAACGGGGTAACCGTGGCCGTGGAGCTGGTCGAGGTGACAGACACGTTCTGGAACTGGCCGCCGGTGATGATTGCCGGAGAAACAGTCACAGCGAACGAACCGGAAGCGGCCGTAACAGATTGCGTAACCACGAACGAGCGCAGAACACCGCCGCCATAAATCTGACGGTTTTGCGGGTTGACTGCATAGACGCCAGCGATCTGAATCGTGTCACCTTGGTTCAAGGTAATTCCGGTCGAGTTCGTCAGCGTAATCGTCGAGGTTTGCGCCCAACCCGTAGCGAGCGAGCCAGTGAAGGCACCCGTCGTGTTGGCAGTCAGCGTACCGGCCGTGGTCGTCCAAGCGCCAAACTGGTGCGTGGCAACGTTCTGGTCGAGCTTCCAGTTAACACCGCCAGCATCGCGGCCTAGCAGACCCTTTTCGTATTGCTCGCCGATCTTGTCCGAAGGAGTGAATAAGCCCTTCAGAGAATCAACGATAACAGACGACGTGAACGGTTCGAGAACCACAGCACGGCGACCATCGCGCGGGGCACCTTCCGAATCCAGATAGGATGCGGCGGTCAAGTACGTCAACAGACCGGTCGGGCGAGTACCAGGAACACCCACGATATTGGCGGTATTGTTCTTGGCCATCAGCAGACCATCACGATCCACACGGTTGGCAACGGCAGCAATCGCGGGTTTTAGCACACGGTCACCGAACAAGTCCATGCTAAGAGCCATATCTTGCGTGATGAATTGGCAGTCAACGTGGAATTGCGTGGTCAATACAACCGGAATGCTGGTTTCGTTGAAGTCTTCAACGTTAAGAGCAGGGCCGGTGGTGCCGAGGAAGCGACCGGGACGGCGAACGTTAACGGTATTACCGATTTTCGCGCCACTGACCGCAAATTGGTCGTCGTAGTCGCGATTTACTTCGGATGCGAACGTGAGTTCATTCTCTAAGATCATCAACGCAAGGTTGGTGACCTTCGAGATGGTAATAAGATTGTTGGCCATTTTGCCAATCTCCTATAATGGGTTAAATAAAAGTCCTAAACTACTAGGTCTCAAATTCCCACGGAGACTGCGCGATATGTTCGCCCCTTACGGTAGGCTAGTCGTTCCGGTATGTCGCCCCGGATGGCGAAACTATTTGCCCACAGAAAAGGGCGTGATCCTAAAATACTACAAAGTCATTGATTTGTCTAGCGTATCCGGCCAGCCTTATAGTCAGCCTTAAACTGCTTGAAGCTGCCAGTATATTGCCCCGCTTGGTTCACCGCCCCCAACCCAGTGCTGCCAATGCCCTTAACTGGCGAGATAGGCTCCGGCGGCTCTGCCACCTTCTTGCGCGGCTCAATCTTCTCTTCCTTCTCTGCTTCCCGCTCGAGCTTGGCTTCCAATCGGCCGAATGCTCGTTGCATCTTGGCCACCGGCATCTGGTTTAGCTCATCGACCAAATCAGGGTTTTGCACCAGGTAATATTGAATCTGCGGCCCAATGTCTGACTCTAAGATCGCATCGCGCAGGTTATAGGACACCGGAATATCGGATTGATCCACAATCTCGTGGAAGTCTTCAATCTCTTTAGCGGCTTTCTTTACTTTCTTTTGCCACTCGGCGGCAATGCGCTGCGCTTCTGCTGCGGCCTTGTCTGCTGCGTCTTTGGCGGCACGCTCTTTAAGTCTTTGGTCAAGTTTCCAATCGGCAAGAGCTTCGGCGTATTTGACGGCATCGGTGAAATCCTCCGGCTTCGGTTCTGAGTTCTTATTTACCTGCTTATTCAAGCCTTCGAGCGTGGCCTTGAGTTCGTCACGTTCTTTCTTCAGTTGCTCGGCAGCAGCTTGGGCTTCCCGCTTCTGGGCTGCCATTTTCTCCAACCGCTCATCGATACTGTGCTTCTTTTTCGGCGGATCTTCCGGTTCTTCGGTCTTAACTTCCTCGGCCG